GGCCCCGCCCATCGTCGTGCCGCCTGTGCCGCCCACACCCGCCACGCCCACGTGGAAGGTGTCCGCGCAGACGGACAGCACCATCACGCTCACCAAGGCATAGGAGGCCCGCATGACCGCATACTGGAAGCAGACGCTGGAGGCTGCAGGGTGGACGTTCCTGCAGGTGTTCGTGGTGACGTTCGGGGCGTCGGCGGCATCGCTCGGCTCACTCGCGTGGGCCGACCTGAAGCCTGCCGCAGCATCGGCTGCGCTGGCCGCTGCGGGCGCCGCGCTGTCCCTCATCAAGAGCCTGCTGGTGAAGAATCTGGGGGCCGTCGAAAGCCCGCTCATCAGCGACCCGGAGGTGTGTGTGGACACCGCTGTGCGGGTGATTCCATACGCCGGGGAGTGACCACCTAGACTTCCTGTGTCGGGAAGGGCAGGGCCGCTGCGGGTGTCCGTGGCGGCCCTGCTGGCGTCTGCGGGTACGTATACGGCAGTTCACCCTGTGGGCGATTGTACGCCCCGCTGCCGTGAGCTAGGGATTTGGGAGGACGAGGGCTAGGGCACACTCCCTAGCTGGATTTCCGCAGGTAGATGGTGATGCCCACCCATGCCGGGCGCCCGGCCAGCAGCCCCAGAAAGTCGTCAGAAATACTTCAGAATAGGGGCTTGCGCAGGGTACGTATACGGCGTAGCATGAGAGCCGAGGGGCCGCACGGGGCGGCGCCAACACCGAAGGGAGCACCACAATGGCCATCCACACCAGCATCCACAGCCAGCTCACCAGCATCCAGTCGGCCACCGACACCAGCGGGTTCGTCGTGCAGGTAGTGCGCAGCGACGACAGCGTGCTGAACTACCTGAACACCACGCAGGACGGCCTGACCGCCATCGCCACGCCGCTGATGGGTGCCCTGCGCTACAGCGACCTGCGCATGGCCGAGTACGCCGCCAAGGCTTTCACCAGCGGGCTGCACCCGGACTACCGCCTGCAGGCCGTCAGCTTCGCAGAGGCCAAGGCCGAGCGCATCGCAACCCTGACCGAGATGCTGGCCCACTAGCACCAACCGCAACGCCGGGCGGCGTGGGGCCGCCCGGCAGGCCCACCCGAAGGGAGCACACCATGAGCAACACCACCACCCAGCAGGCCGCGCAGGTGTTCGACGTGCCGCAGGAGCTGCTGCCCGCCCAGCTGAAGAAGGTAGAGCTGGCCAACCGCAAGGCCGCCCGCGCCGGGCTGCCCGGCTACACCGCCGCCGTGGTGGGCGACTACCGCCTGCCCGTGCTGGGCGTGGTGTACGACCCGGCCAAGGGCCGCAACGTGCGCGGCGTGGTGGGCTACCACACCTTCGCCATCGTTGAGGTGTACGGCGAAGCCCCGAAGGTGCCGGGCTGGACGTTCGCGGGCACCGTGCAATGGGACGCATTCGCTGGTGCGCTGGTGAACCGGGTGCCGGGCCTGCCCGAGAGCATTGCCCTGCCCACGCCCACCACGCGGGGCTGTGACCATTGTGGCGCCGAGCGCCGCCGCAAGGACACGTACATGGTGCTGGCAGACAGCGGTGAGCTGAAGCAGGTGGGCCGCAACTGCCTGACCGCCTACACGGGCATCCCGGTGGGCTGGGTGTCCACCAGCATGGGCGGCGTTGACGAGGTGGAGCACGATGGCACCTACGTGCCCGACGCCTACGCCACCGACCACGTGCTGGACATAGCCGCCACCATGACCCGCCTGCACGGCTGGCAGCCCAGCAGCAGCACCTACGGCATCACCACCCGCAGCCACGTGGACAACGTGCTGGACGCCCGCACCACCAAGTGGAACGCCGAGGACAAGGAGCTGTACACCAGCCGCCACACCGCCGAGGACAGCGCACAGGCCGTGGCCGCGCTGGCATGGGCGCGCAGCCTGCCTGACACCGACGATGGCACCTACCTGTGCAACCTGCACCGCGTGCTGGCCGCCGACTGGGTGACCGCCCGGAACATGGGACTGGCCGTGAGCGCGCTGCAGGCGCACGCCAAGGCGCAGGAGCGCGACCTAGTGCAGCGGCAGGCCAAGGCCGACGCGCAGCCCGTGCCCGTGGGTGACGGCATCGTGCTGGAGGGCACCATCGCCCGGCTGAAGTGGCAGGAAGGCTACGGGTACAACAGCCCCAGCACGCTGAAGGCCCGCGTGCAGGGCGCTGGCTGGGCCGTGTGGGTGACGGTGCCGGGCGCGCATGAGGAGAGCGCAGCCACCGAGCAGCAGGTGCGGTTCGTGGCCAACGTCACGGCCAGCCCGGACGATGCCACGTTCGGGTTCGCCAAGCGGCCCCGGAAGTGGGAGGTGCTGGCCTAGCAGGCACGGGGCCGGGTGGCGACGGTGCCCGGCCCCGCACCCGCAGCCAGCGTAGCGCAGGCCGGGCTGCAGGGGAAGATGGACTAGGGCTTGCGCAGGGTACGTAGCACGTGTATGGTGAGGTACTGCGGGTGGCCGTGGGGGCCACCACACAACCGAAGGGAGCACCACCATGAGCCTGTACACGCTAACCGACACCACCGCCGCCGAGAAGCACCACAGCCTGCAGGAAGCCATCAACGAGGCCACCGTCGAGCTGGCCGCCAAGGCCGCCGATGTGTGGACGTACCGCCTGCTGGACACCGCCGAGGACATCATCTACAAGCGGGCGCTGCAGCGCATGTGGGGCCACGTGGCCAGCGCGCAGGTGCACGGGCTGGACACCATCACCGCCGTGGCCGTGGCCGTGCATGACGCCCAGCAGAACCTGCTGCGCTACCGTGGCGCCACCAGCACCAGCGCCACCAGCAACCGCGCCGAGGAGCTGGAGCACGCGGCCCGGCTGAAGTTCGTTGAGACGTTCATCGGCCAGTACAACGGCGTGCGCCAGTACCCCTCGCAGGAGTACATCACCGACGCCACACTTGCCGACGCCTACCGCGCCCACAGGGACGCCATCAGGGCCGCCGAGGAAGCTGCCGCGCAGGCCGAGCGCGATGCCCACGCCGCCCAGTATGGCGCCCCGTACAACGCCAAGGGCAAGGCCGTGACGCACCAAGGCGTGCGGGCCATGCTGAAGAAGGCAGGCGCTGACGTGACCAGCCCCTACGACACCAGCGAGGGCGTGCAGGTCGAGGGCAGCCCCGTGCGCGTGCGGGTGCACCGCAGCGTGAACAGCTACTACAAGTTCACCGACGAGGAGCTGGCTGCGCAGGGCTACCGCTGGGACGGCGAGGGTGACGACGCCATGCTGGTGCACACCGAGAGCCTGCCCGATGGCACACCCACCGGGTACGCTGATGGCACGCGGGTGTCGCAGGCGTGGTACTACACGACAGAGATTCGCCCCGACGCCAAGAAGCAGGCCGCGTTCGACGCCGAGGCCGCGCACGTGCAGCACCTGCTGACCGATGCCGGGTACGTGGTGAGCACAGAGGTCACCGCCCCCGGCGAGGCCACCATCAGGGTGACCGGGTGGGCCGTGCAGCAGTAGCAGGCCACGGGGCTGCAGCACACGGCTGCGGCCCCGGTACGGCACCCGGTAGGGTGGCAGGTGCAGGGCAGGGGCCAACGGGCCACAGCGGGGCGCACACGGCCCCACAGGACGAAGGGAGCACGGCAATGACCAGAGAGCAGGTAGCCCACACCGCACAGGGCTGTGTGAACTACAGCGCCACGTGCATGACGAGCCGCGACGGCACGCCCGGCCCCGCCTTCAATCCCGGCTGTATGGCCTGCAGCAGCCACCACGCGGCGCTGTACGCCGACGCGCCCGAGGTGGACGAGAACGGTACGCTGGAGGAGTACAACGCCCAGCGGCAGGCGCTGGCAGACTACCTGAACGACCACCTGCCCATGCTGCGCACGTTCGGTGACCTGCAGGCCATGCTGGCCGCCGCAGACAGCTACTACACGGGCGTGGAGCTGGTGAGCAAGCGCCCCCGGTGGGGCAACCGCCGCCGCCTGTTCGCCTTCTCCGGGGCACGGCCCGACAAGGGGAATCCCCGCCTGTACGGCCATGACCCCGCCGACGAGCGCACCGCCTACCTGTACGACGATGGCGAGAGCCATGGCGAGTGCGGCGTGAGCCGCCTGTACACCGTAGCGCGCTGGGAGGTGTGGGGCTGATGCTGCTCTACCACTACACCAGCAGCGTGCACGTGCCCCGCATCCTGCGGGCGGGCGTGCTGCGGCCCACGGGCAGCAACCTAGACCTGACGAGCGAAGGGCGCAGCCCTGCCGGGCCGCCCGTGGTGTGGCTGACCACCCACGACCATCCCGGCGCCGGGCACGGGCTGTACCAGTCCGTGGCAGACAAGACCGAGTATCGCTTCACCGTCGAGGTGCCCCGCGACTGGCCCAAGCGGTGGGTGAAGTGGGCCAAGGCCCACGGCAGCACGCCCCGTGGCATGGACTGGCTGGCCAGCACGGGCGGTGGCTGGGAGGTGGCCGAGAGCTGGTGGGTGGTGGCCCGGCCCATCCCTGCACGGTACTGGCTGGCCGTGGAGCGCCGCGTGGGGCCGCTGTACGTGGACGGCACGCTGGTGGAGACATTGACGTGGGAAGGGGCACGACGATGAGCCGCGATGGGTACCTGCCGCCCGGCGTAGAGTACAGCCACCTGCCGGGCAACCGCCCGGAAGATGTTGCATGGGACAATGCCGTGGACGCCCTGACCGACGAGGACGTGGCCGACGCCTGTACCGAGAACTGGCTGCTCTGCGCCAAGGCGCAGGAGGCCGTGTGCCTGCGCTGTGCAGGCCGGGGCCATGAGTGGCCCTACGATAACGAACCCGACGCCGGGCTGGACACCTGCCCCGTGTGCGAGGGCCGGGGCACCGTCTGGGCCGGGTGTGACCTGAAGGTGCTGGTGGTGGGGCGCAAGCTCGGCCCCGGCGATGTGACCGACTGCCCCCACGTGGCCGCCATCGTGGAGGGGCGCGTCGAGGACGCGCTGCACGGTGGCCCTGAGTACGAGCCTGACGACTGGAGGGAGTGACGCCTACGAGGGAGGACGGTGGGGGCGAGGGAAGGCAACGGCCCGGAGCAGGAAGTGAAGCACCCGCGCAGGACGCGGTCACAGGGCCGGGGCACCTCGCCCCATCGTCGCCAGAAAGTCGTCAGAAGATGGGTATTGCGCAGGGTACGCATAGCGTGTAGTGTGAGCTGTGCCGGGCGGCGTGGGGCCGCCCACCACGAAGGGAGCAACACCATGACCACCACCGCCAACACCACCACCGCCAGCAAGGCCACCGAGCTGTACCAGCAGGTCACCGACCAGTTCATCAGCGCGCTGGAGCAGGGCACGGTGCCGTGGCAGATGCCATGGGTGGCCCGCCAGCACATGAACGCCAAGCGCGGGAACGTCTACAAGGGCATCAACCGCGTGCTGCTGGCCATGGCAGCCGGGAAGGCAGAGGCCGAGGGCAAGGGCTACAGCCACCTGTGGCTGAGTGCCAAGCAGGCGGCCCGGCTGGGCGGCACCATCCGTGCGGGCGAGGAAGCCACCACCGTGGTGCTGTGGCGCCCCATCACCAAGACCGTGGAGGACGAGGTCACCCATGAGCGCACCGTGCGCACCGTGTGGCTGCTCCGGGCCTACGGCGTGTACAATCTCGCGCAGACCGAGGGCGTGCGGGTGCCCGCCAAGCGGCAGGCCGAGCTGGCCCCGTCAGACATTGCCGACCCGGACGAGGACGAGCTGGCCGTCGAGCAGCTGTGGGCCAACCGCCCGGCCCGGTGCCATGAGGTCGAGGCCGACGCGGCGTGGTACCGCCCGGCTGCCGACATTCTGGGCGTGCCCGCCCGCAGCATGTTCGCCAACGCCCCCAGCTACTGGGCCACGAAGTGGCATGAGGCCGTGCACAGCACGGGCCACAGCGCCCGGCTGGCCCGGAAGGGCGTAGTCGAGAGCGATGGCTTCGGCGGGCAGGTGTACTCGCAGGAGGAGCTGGTGGCCGAGATGGGCGCCGCGTTCATGCTGGCCCGCACGAACATGCTGACCCCGGCAGCCTTCGACAACAGCGCCGCCTACGTGGCCAGCTGGCTGAAGGCTCTGAAGGACGACCCGAAGATGGTAGTCACCGCTGCACAGCAGGCCGAGAAGGCCGCCCGGTATCTCGCTCCCGAGCCGGGCGCAGCCGAGGCCATGGACACCGCCGAGTGCACCGCGCTGGTGCACGTGGCTGGTGGCCCGCTGGTGGTCGCAGCGTAGATAGGCGGCTAGGGCGCCCCACGCCCCCAGCCAACGGCCCCGGCAGGGTGACTCTGCCGGGGCTTCTCTTTGCTCACGGCACGCGGCTCTACAGTCGCCCACACGACGAATCCGTGCTAGGCTATGGGTGCGGCGCAGGGTATGCGCCCCGTGGGAGGAGGTGGGCAGCATGATGGCACTACTGCAGCGCCCCATGACGGTGGCAGACCTGCGGCACGCCCTAGATGGGCTGCCTGCAGACCGAGAGGTGCTAGTGGACGCCGGGGTGAACATCGACCACCCGGCCCATGGCACCGTGCGAGGCATGACCGTGCTGGAGTGCCGCGAGGCGCAGCACGGCCCCACGGCCCCGGTGGTCGTCCTGCACGCCGAGGGTGGTGTGCTGGCGTGGTGACCGGGCCGCCCGTGGGCTACGGCCTGCCATGGTGGCTCGACACAGTACGCTACCTGACCGCCGACGAGACGCGGGCGCTGGGTGACCAGCTGGCGCGCACCACCGTGCACGCCCTGTGCCCCGCGTGCCACAAGCGCCCGGCAACCGACAAGGCGCACATCGCCCGCAAGGGCATGGGCGGGCAGCGGCAGGGCGGGCCGATGGTGCCCCTCTGCCGGGCCTGCCACACAGGCGACGGCGGCGTGGACAGGTGCGCTGACGTGACCCTCGCCGTCGAGCGCCTGCCCGTCACCACGCTGCCCCTGTACCCCAGCCCGGCGCACCGGGTGTGGCTGGTACCCCGTGATGGCCGCCCGGCGTTCCTAGGCTATGTTCTCCCCCGCTAGAAGTCGTCCAAGATTTCTTCTGGCCGGGGCTTGCGCAGGCTACGTATACGGCGTAGTGTGAGGAGTGCGGGGCCGCGTGGGGCGGCGCCAACACCGAAGGGAGCACCACAATGACCAGCACCAACGCCACCAGCACCAGCACCACCGAGCAGGCCATCAGCGTGCATTACATGGCCAAGGGCTACAGCTGCCACGGCGCCAGCCGCTACCTGTTCACCGATGCAGACGGCCACCACGCGGTGGACGCCATCGACGTACCCACCGAGAAGATAACCGAGTGGGTAGACGCCACGGGCCGCACCGACGCCGAGCTGCTGGCCGAGGTCTACACCCGGTTCCAGAACGGCATCGTGGAGTTCACGGGCGAGGCCAGCATCAGCGAGGAGCTGGGCGTGCGCAGCATGATGGTGGGCGATGTTATCAGCATCAACCGCCGCGAGTACGCCGTGGCCGCCATCGGTTTCGAGCGCTACGTCTAGCCAAGACCACGGGGCGCCCCAGCCGGGGGCGCCCCACAGGCGGCGTGGGGCCGCCACAACCGGGAAGGGAGTACCGCAATGGCACAGAGCACCGAGCTGGCAGCCCGCATCGCGGCCCACGACAGGGCCATGAGCCGCGTGGTGCAGGCCACCGTGAAGGCGCTGCTGTACGGGCAGGACGGCAACGCCGCCCACCTGCGCGCCGAGCTGGACGAGGGGAAGGCCAAGAAGGCCCAGCTGATGGAGGAGTACGAGGCCGCGCTGCAGGCCGAGGTGGCAGAGGCCCGCGAGGCCAAGCTGACCCCGGCCCAGAAGGCCGCACGTGCCGAGCGCATGGCCGCCCGTGCGGCCCAGCGTGCCGAGCGTACCGCAGCCAACCGCTGCGCCTAGGAGGGCCGGGCAATGACAGACACAATCACGGGCCACGTGGCCGGGCTGCACACCCACACCGTGGCCGACACGCTGCGCTACCACCAGCTGATGGTGACCGAGGGCGCCGAGCGCCTGCAAGACTACCGCGTGGAGCCGCTGCCTGACGGTGGCAAGCTGCACATCATCCTGCTGGTGGAAGGGCCAGCAGAACCCATGGTGGACGTGACCGTACTGACAACCGACGACGACACGGCAATGGCGAACGCCTGCCACAGCCTGTGCCCCGAGGCCGGGGTGGCCGGGGCCGGGTGCCCCGCCTGCCAGCAGGACGCTGGTGCAGGTTCCGAGCACAGGCCCGGCGACTGGGCGCCGAGCAGCAGCATGGACTACACGCGCACACCGTACTGAGCGACGAAGGGAGCAGGACGATGAAGAACTACGCGGGAGCATACGGCAGCGCCACCTACGGCATGGAGGTGATGGTGCGGGGGCTGGGCTACGTGTACGGGCTGCTGGACGAGGCGCTGGAGTGCCTGCCCACCGGGTGGGACAGCGGCGACCTCGACACAGAGCAGCATGAGGCAGCCGGGCAGCTGTACACCGCCGCCCGGCGCGGGAAGTACATGGCCGCCGCCTGCGCCGATGCCATCGGCACCATGGAGCGGGCAGCCACAACGCGGCAGGACGAGCTGGTGCTGGAGTTGACCGGGCACCTGCGCAACGTGCTGGCCGATGCCGAAATGCGTGGACGGAAGGAGGGGCACCATGAGGTGGCACCCGTGCGGTGACTGCTGGCTGTACGATGGCAAGCCCTGCAGGGCCAGCTGGTGCAGCTGCGAGTACGCTGACGTGGCCGGGGAGCACCGGGCCGCCCGGCCCCGCCGCTGGCCGCTGGTGCTGGGCGTGGCCCTGCTGCTGGGTGCGTCGGTTCTGGCACGGCAGGCCATGGTGGCAGACGCCGCCGCAACCGCCCGCCAGAACACGGGCCTGCAGCGGGCCATCGAGCGGGAGAAGGCGCTGGGCGTCGAGCTGGAGCAGGAGCTGCGGGGGCTGGACGTGCCAGCCCTGAAGCAGCCGACCACAGTACCAGCTGCGCCCAGCGCCGCCCCGAGCGAGGACGCCGGGCAGGAAGCAGCGACTGACTCCCGGCAGGCGGCCCCACAATCGCCCACAGCGGATATTCGCTGGCAGACAGCTCGGTGCAGCTGGTACGGCCCCGGCCTGTACGGCAACACCACGGCAGACGGCACCACCTACACGCCGAGAACATGGTGTGTGGCGCACAAGAGCCTGCCGTTCGGCACCATGGTGGAGCTGCGCTACAGGGGCACCACCGTGGTGGCCCCGGTGCGTGACCGTGGCCCCTACGTGGCCGGGCGCACCTTCGACCTCTCCAACGCCGTGGCGCAGGCGCTGGGCTTCACAGGCGTGCAGACGGTGGAATGGCGGGTGGTGGCAGAATGACGTATGCTGCAGGTACTGGTGCGGCGCAGGCTACTGCGGCGCCGGCGACGAGAACAGGAAGGGAGGGAGCATGAAGGCAGATACCAAGGGCAGCACGCGCAGCCAGCGGGTGCGCTACAGCCCGGTGCAGGTGTACGTGAGCAGCGACACCGTGGCCATGTGGGCCGAGGTGGACAAGACCGTGAAGGCGCTGCAGAAGGCAGATGCCAGCTACAGCGTGTCGCGGTTCGTGAACGAGGCCGTACAGGCCAAGCTGGCCCGATAAGCGAAGCGGCCCGCCCCGTGATGCTGTGGGGTGAGCGGGCCGCGCTACGAAGGGAGTAGCTGTGGGGAGTGTAACAGTCAAGACGATGGCCCGGCAATGGGCCGTGCTGAAGGCCATGGCCGACTACGTGAAGCAGGCCATGGACGCAGGGAAGTACACCGTCATGGACGAGCTGGCCGAGCTGGGCGTGGAGCGCATAGCCGCTACCCTGCCTGACGGCACCGTGCTGGCCCACGTGACCCGTGTGCAGCCTACCGCGTCGAAGGCCATAACCGACGAGGCCGCGTTCATCGAGTGGGTGGAGCGCACCTACCCGGCCATGGTGTACGAGGTGCCGCAAGCCACCATCGTGGTGCCTGCGCACAAGGAGATAGCACCCAGCAACCGCAAGGAGCTGCTGGACAGCTTCGACAAGGTGGACGAGGTGCTGGTGGACGAGATGGGCGAGGTGGTACCGGGCACCGCCGTGGTGCGCGGGAAGGAACCGTACCTGATGGTGAAGTGGGTGGACGGTGGCCGCGAGGCCATAGGCCGGGCCATCGTGGGCGGCCTGCTGGCAGAGGCGCTGGCGCTGCCAGAGGCCGCCGAAGGTGGCGAGTAGCATGTATGGTGAACCGACTGACAGTATGTTGCGCGGTGCGCGCATCGACGAGCACCAAGGCAGCAAGCTGACGAAGGAGCAGCGCGTGCTGCTGCTGCTGGCTGATGGTGAGTGGCACAGCGCACTACAGCTGGCGCTGGAGGTGAGCCATAGGTTCGGCGGCTACCTGTTCACGCTGAAGGAGGCTGGCGTGGTGTGGGAGAAGCGCCACGTGACTGCACCCAACGGAGACAGCTGGTGGGACTACCGACTGGTGCCCGCCGCCCGGCCAGAAGGGCAGGGTGTGCTGCTGTGAACGAGTACACGGTACCCATCGAACGGTTGCCAGCCGACCCCGTGGCCCTGATGGAGCTGCTGGTGGAAGCTGCAGGTGTACGGCATTGCGCGCTGGCCGGGTGCCGGGTGCGCTGGGTGGGCGGCAACGGCCACAGGCTGTACTGCACGGAGGAGCACGCGGCGCTGGCGCAGGCCAAGCGGGACAAGTGGCGCCGGGAGCAGCGGAAGGGACTGGCGCCGCTGTGGCCAGTAGAGGACACTACAGCAGACGCTATGGGCAGGGGTGCCCACGACGAAGGGAGTACCGATGAGCACAACGTATGACGAGGTGCCGACCACGCAGGACGAGGCGGCCCGGCAGCAGCTGTACACCGCGCTGGCCGCATTCCAAGCTGCCTGCCCGGCCATCCCCAAGGGCCGCACGGCCACCATCCCCGGCAAGAACGACAAGCCCGGTTACAGCTACCACTACGCCGCGCTGGAGGACATTGCCGGGGCCATTCGGCAGCCGCTGGCAGACAACGGGCTGGCATGGTGGCAGGACGTGGCCAGCGATGGGCAATGGGTGTCCGTCACCACCACCGTGGCCCACGTGGGCGGGGCCAGCTTCACCACCAAGCCATTCGCCCTGTCGGCAGGCAGCACGCCACAGGCGGCAGGCAGTAGCGCCAGCTACGGCAGACGCTACAGCCTGAGTGGGGCGCTCGGCATCGTGACCGAGGAGGACGACGATGGTGCAGGCGCCACCCACAGCGCAGAGGCCACGGCGCCACAGGGCAAGGCCGGGGCCAGCGGCATGAGTGACGCCCAGCGCAAGCTGATACAGGTGCTGGCGCAGGAACGCGGCATGGACAACCCCGCGCTGCACGGCGCAGCCAGCGCCATGCTGAACAAGCCCATCACCACGTTGACTGTTCTCACCGGGGGCCGGGGCGGCACCGCCAGCCAGTTCATCGAGCACCTGAAGCAGCTGCCGAAGCTGCCAGAACCCACCGTGGACGTGAGCGGCACGCAGGTGCCCGCCAGCATTGCCGACGAGCCTTTCTTTACCGGGGCAGACGCCGACACCGACGCCCACTCGCAGACGCCCGCCGAACCCGGCGACGACCAGCCGCCGTACTAGGCCATGGCACGCAGGGGCTACGTACAGCTGCGGCGCGGCATCCTAGACCACCTGCCGAACATGAGCGGGGCGGCGTGCAAGGTCTACGTCACCCTGCTCTGCATCGCAGACTTCCAGACGGGCGAGGCCCGGCTGACGGTACGGGAGCTGGCCACCGTGGCAGGCATGAGCGCCGCCCACGTGGCCCAAGCCCTACGGGAGCTGGAGCAGCCGCTGCCCGGCAGGGACGAGGGATACGTGGTGTGGCACCGGGGCACCAACCGTTTCACGGATAGCGTGGTGCAGGTCACACGCTACGCCAAGGGAGAGGGGTAGGCCGTGACGCTGCAGGAGCAGGTGCTGGCGCTGCGCAAGGCGCTGGCAGACGTGCTGCGGGCCATCGCGGACGCGGTAGAGGGCTGTGCATAACCCTGTGCATAACCTGTGCACAACCTGTGGGGACAGCCGGGTAGCGTGCGGCATAGCGTGCGCCCCGCCGTCCCCTGTCCTGAACACTACACAGGGGCGTACCAGCGAGAACGCGCCCCTAAGAACTCATAATCAACTAAAGAATGAACAACAGTAGGTGCGGCCCGGCCCGGCCTGCCCCGAGGGGCCAGCCGTGCCGCACAGGTAGGAGAATGGTATGCGATGGAGGGAGTTCGCCCGCATGGTGAAGCGAGAGTGGGAGCGCCAGCTGCACACGTTCATTCGGTTGGTGGCAGGGCGATGATAGATAGAGAAGCTGGAGCCTCATCGCGTGCGCACGTGTGTGGGGTGACGCTGCGCCTGCCGCCGTCTGTGAATCACGCCTACAGGAACGTGGTGCGCACCACCGTGGTGCACGGCGTGCCCAAGCGGTACACGGCCCAGCAGCTGACCCCAGAGGCAGAGGTGTGGCTGGCCGAGTGCCGGGCCTACGCATGGCAGGCGTGCAGCCGCACGGGCTGGCGCTGCACGGCAGACACCAAGGTGGTGGTGGAGCTGCGCGTGTGGTGGGGTGACGCCCGCGTGCATGACACCCACAACCTGCACAAGCTGGTGGCAGACGGGCTGGAGGGTGTAGTGTACGAGAACGACAGGTACGCGCTGCTGCGGGATATGGACTTCGACATAGACCGCACCCGGCCCCGCCTGCAGCTGCTGTGGTACGTGCTGGGAGAAGCCTGATGCTGAAGCGGTACATGCCGCACCTAACCGCAACCGAGAACGACAAGGGCGTGCTAGACCTCGACACCGTGAAGGGGTGCACCGGGGGCATGGCCGCCCATCCTGACGGCGGGTGCTACGGTGCCTGCTACGCCGCCAAGATAGCAGCCTTCCGAGGGCTGGACTTCGCCACAGCGGTGCCCCGGTACGCCACAAGTGCCGGGGCGCTGCGCGTGCTGCAGCGGCAGGTGCTGCGCAGCCCGGCCCTGTTCGTGCGCATCGGCACCATGGGCGACCCGAGCCACGACTGGCCGGGCACGCTGCGCGTGGTGCGCTGGGTGGTGCGCTACAAGCCCGTGGTCATCATCACCAAGTGGTGGAAGGTGCCCGACGCCGCAACCCTGCAGGCGCTGGCTGCCACGGGCGCCGTGGTGAACACCAGCGTGAGTGCGCTGGACACGCCCGCCGAGCTGGAGCACAGGCTGCTGTGGCACGCCGCATACCATGACGCCGGGGGCAGGGCGGTGCTGCGGGTGGTGACGTGTGACTTCACAGACCCGGCCCAGCGTATGCTGCAGCACACTCTACTGTGGCCGCAGCAGGGATTCCCCCCGCCCATCGACAACCCGCTGCGCTGCCCGGCCAGCCACCCGCTGGTGCAGGCCGGGGCCATACGGGTGCGCAAGGTGCGCGACCTGAACAGCGAGGTGACCATGAGCCTGCACGACGACAGCGTGTACGTGGGCAGGTGCTGCGACTGTCCAGACCTGTGCGGCCTGCCGAACGTGGCACAGGCTGCAGGGAAGTAGCAGGGTGAGTAGGGCGCTGGGTGCGGGCAACGACCCAGCTCACGGCAGGCGGCGCTACACGGACGCACAGAGAGGACTGAGCACGAATGGATGCAGCGAGGGTAGAGCAGGCGAAGGGAATGCTGCGCAGGTGGGCAGCGGGGCACGCGCCGGGGGCCGGGGTAGCAGGCATGACCGACGCTGAGATGGAGCAGGAGATAGAGCTGGTGAACGAGCTGGCTGCAGACAAGGAACTGCTGACAGCCCTGACGGCTGAAGTGGTGGCCGAGCTGGCCACGATGAACTAGGAGGGGTACATGGCAGCCAAGAAGGCACCCGCAGTACACACGGCGCACGACGAGATGGTGGCCGTGGAGAACGTGAAGGAGAACCCGCGCAACCCGAACCGCCACCCGGACGCGCAGCTGGAGCTGCTGGCGCACATCATCAAGGAGCAGGGCTGGCGTGCGCCCATCACCGTGTCCAAGCGCAGCGGGTACGTGGTGCGTGGGCATGGCCGCCTGCAGGCCGCGAAGCTGCTGGGGCTGAAGCAGGTGCCCGTGGACTGGCAGGACTACCCGAGCGACGAGGCCGAGCTGGCCGACCTGCTGGCAGACAACCGGGTGGCCGAGCTGGCAGAGATGGACGCCCTGCTGCGGGCCGAGCTGCTGAGTGAGCTGGCCGCTGGTGACTTCGACGCGCTGCTGACGGGCTACGACCCGCAGGAGCTGGAGGCGCTGCTGCTGCTGGACGCCGACCTCGACGTGAGCAGCCTGACCGCCGAGAAGTTCAACGAGGTGGCCAAGGAGTTCCATGAGGCCGAGGGCGACGGGCCGCCCCAGCATGAGGGCCGCTGGCTGTACGTGGAGTTCGACCCGCCCGAGCTGGCCCGGCTGTACTACTGGCTGCGGGACACCTTCGGCACGGGCACGAAGCACTATCTGGACGCCCAGCTGCTGGCACAGCACCTGCAGGTACCAGCCGACTATGCCAGCCCGCTGGACGAGGAGTAGACCATGACGATGCAGGGGCCGCGCAGGCATGAGCGCATGGGTGTGTGTGGCGAGTGTGGCCGGGTGCGGCAGGGCGTGTGCGATGGCCACTACTGCGACCCCATCCGTACCAAGCTGGGGCCGTACAGCGGCATCCGTATGACCGCCGATGGCTTCGACTGCGCGCTGCCCGTGAGCATGGACAGCCACAGCGCCTGCAGCTACCGCTGCCTGTACTGCTTCGCCAACTTCCTGTCCGGGCACAACACCAGCGCCACCGTGGGGCAATGGAGCGCCAAGGCGCTGGACGGCATACTCTCCGGGCGCAGTACCAGCCGCCAAGCGCAGGCCATACGCAAGGCGCTGAAGCGTGACGACCCTGACGGGAAGCCACCGTGCCCGCTGCAGTTCGGCGCGCTGGCTGACCCGTTCGATGAGATAGAGCGGAATCAGGGCTGGGCGCTGGAGGTGGCAGAGGTGCTGGAGCGGTGGCAGCAGCCCGTGCGCATCAGCACCAAGGGGCGGCTACTGAAGGAGCCAGAGTACCTGAAGGCGTTCGGGCACCCGGAGCGGGTGTGGGTGGCCTTCTCCTGCATCACCATTGACGACGATGTGCTGGCCTACGTGGACAAGGGCGCCCCGAGCGCCACCGAGCGACTGGAGACAATGAAAGCGCTCTCCAGCGTGGGCGTGCCCCTGACCCTGCGAATGCGCCCCATGATGCCCGGCGTGACCGACAGCACGCGCAAGCATCCCCGCGCCTACCGGGAGCTGATAATGCGCGCCAAGGAGGCCGGGTGTGACCACCTGAGTGCCGAGGTGCTGTTCGTGCCGGGTATGCGCAGCGAGGCAGAGGACGCGCTGTTTGCCGAGCTGGAGAACGTCACCCGCGTGCCGCTGCGCCGCCTGTACGAACGCATCACGCCGGGGTACGGCAAGTGCATACGCCCCAGCCGGGCGTGGACGCAGGAGATAATCCACGCCGTGGTGGAAACGGCCCATGAGGCCGAGATGGTGGTGGGCATCAGCGACCCGGTGCACGCCGAGATGGGCGACACGGCCTGCTGCTGCGGCATCCCCGAGAGCGACCCCTTCTTCGGGAACTTCGAGAAGGAGACAGCCAAGACGTGCGTGGTGCAGGGCCGCATTGCAGCCGAGCGGGGCGAAACGACCTACTGGCACAAGAGTGACGTGATACCGCCGTGGGCGCATGACGTGATGAAGCAGGATATGGTGTTCATGATTGGGGAGGACACCCAGTACGAGCGCAGGCACCAGACGTGGGCCGACGAGCTGGGCAAGACGTGGAACGACCTGCGCAGCAACCGTGGCCCCATGCGCTACTTCGAAGGGCTGCTACAGCCTGACCACCGTGACGAGAACGGCGACATAGTGTACCGCTACGAACCGCGCCCCAAGTTCTGCGGGCAGGCACCGTTCTGGAAGGTGCTGCCGCCCGATGGGGAGTGACCTGACGCTGCGCCCTGCAGGCGGGGGCTGGTGCCGCCTGCAGGTGCTGCTGCACGCCAGCGCGGTGCCCGTGGTGCTGGGTGCCCTGCAGCGCGTCGAGGAGCTGGAAGGTGTAGGGCCGGGGCTGGCGCTGGAGTGGCTGTGTGCTGACTTCCTCGCCGGGCCATACGTGAAGGAGGTGGCCCCCGATGGGCCGTAAGAGCAGGCTGGAGCACGACCCCACAATCATCCGGGCGGTGGGTGGCGCCCTGCAGGCCGGGCACTACGCCACGGTGGCCTGTGCCATCGCTGGCCTGCCCCAGAGCACGTACTATTCCCTGCTGGAGCGGGGCGAGGCCATAGCCGAGCAGGTGGCCAACGACGACCACCCGGAGAAGGCCCGCGCCGCCCTGACCATCACCGACGAGCTGACCCTGCAGCTGCACGAAACCGTCACCAAGAGCAGCGCCACCGCCGAGGCCCGCTGGCTGCGGTCTGTGCTGGAGGCAGCCGAGCCGCACACCCGGCAGCAGGCCGTGAAGGTGCGCCAGAGCCAGAGGGGCACCAGCGTGGAGACAGTAGAGGTGGTGAGCGTGCAGGAGCCGGGCGACTGGCGCGCTGCGCTGGAGCTGCTGGCCCGGCGCTTCCCAGACAGGTGGGGCCGCCGCGACCAGCTGGAGATAGCCGACGCCGTAGTGCGCGACCCGGTGGCAGAGGCTGCGCTGACGGACAGGGCCGTGCGGGCCAAGGTGAACGACCTACTGCGCAGCGTGAGCGGGCAGCCCGAGAGCTGTGACGAGTAGGTGCGCACCAAGGGAGGGTTCAGCCTAGCGCGCACGTGCCCGGCTGGGCTGGGCAGGCTGGCCGATGGGCCGACCTTCGACTACCCGCCGCATTTAGAGCTGCTGAACGATGTGTGCATGGACATAGCCGAGGGCAGCTGCCAGCGCGCCATGTTCTTCCTGCCGCCCCGCCACGCCAAGAGCACCATGGGCAGCCGCAACTTCCCGGCGTGGTATCTCGGCAGGCACGCGGGGAAGCGCGTGATGCTGGCCAGCTACCAAGCGGAGTTCGCTGCGAAGTGGGGGCTGGCTGCACGGGAGCTGCTGGCCGAGTACGGGCCTGACGTGTTCGGCACCCGTGTGGCCACCGACCACAGCGCCCGCAGCGACTGGGGCGTGTCCAACGGTTCGCACATGGTGACGGCAGGCGTAGGCGGCAGCCTGACGGGCCGGGGCGCAGACGTGCTGGTGATTGACGACCCGGTGAAGAACGAGCAGGAGGCTTTCAGCCAGCTGTACCGCGACAAGGTGTGGGACTGGTACCAAGCCACCGCCCGCACCCGGCTGGAGCCGGGCGGCAGCGTGCTGCTGATTATGACCCGCTGGCATGAGGACGACCTAGCCGGGCGCCTGCTGGCCACACAGGGCGACAGGTGGCGCGTGATTAGCCTGCCCGCGCTGGCCGAGGAGGACGACCCGCTGGGGCGCAAGCCCGGCGAGGCGCTGTGGCCCGCCCGCTACCCCGCCAGCGTGCTGAACGAGATACGCAGCGAGGTGGGCAGCTACGTGTGGGAAGCCCTGTACCAGCAGCGGCCCAGCCTGCCAGAAGGCAACATCTTCAAGAGCACATGGTGGCGCTACTGGCGCGACAACCTGCCCCAGTTCAGCGAGGTGCTGCAGGCGTGGGATATGACCTTCACCGAAACGACCAGCGGCAGCTACGTGGTGGGGCAGGTGTGGGGCAAGGCCGGGGCCGACAGGTACCTGCTCGACCAAGTGCGCGCCCGCATGGAGTTCACACAGGCCGTGGCCGCCGTGCGCGAGATGAGCAGCCGCTGGCCCGAGGCCCGGCTGAAGCTGGTGGAGGACAAGGCGAACGGCCCGGCTGTCATCAGCGTGCTGCGCCGGGAGCTGGCCGGGCTGGTGCCCGTGACGCCCGAGGGGAACAAGCTGGCCCGCGCCATTGCCGTGTCGCCGTCCATCGAGGCCGGGAATGTGTACCTGCCCGACCCCACGATGCCCGGCTACGGCTGGGTGCGCGAGTTCATTGCCGAGTGGGCAGCCTTCCCCCGTGGTACCAACGACGACCAAGTGGACGCGGGCGCGCACGCATTGCGCAGGTGGCAGGGGGCGGGTACTATCTCAACTGGATGGGTCGCCCGGTAGAGCTGACCTCGCAGGGCCACCGCGTACACCTGACCGATGGAGGAGCGCGTTGGAACCTACAACTCAGGACGATGTTCGCTGGGCGCTGGACACGATACTGCCCCGCCGTGCGCACTACCAGCTGTATGACGCCTACTACCGGGGCAAACACCGCCAAGTCTTTGAGATAGCATCCGAGCAGTACGAGCGCTACTTCCGCGCCCTGCTGGAGCGGGTACGCGAGAACCTGTGCAAGCCTGTGGTTCGCTGCTTCTCGGAGCGCCTGTACGTCGAGGGCTGGGAAGGCAACGGCGAAGCCACCGCCACGGTGCTGGCGAAAGACCTGCGCCTGAGTAGGCTGATGAACCGCGTGCACACCGACGCCCTGAAGCTGGGCGACGGCTACGTGCTGGTGTGGCCCTACGGGGGCGTGGACACCAAGCTGTGGCGCCAGAAGCCCGACGAGGTGGCCGTGCGCAGCGCCACCGACGACCCGAACCGCGTGGAGCTGGCCGCCAAGGTGTGGCAGCCGCTGGGCAGCAAGCTGCTGCGGCTGAACCTGTACTACGAGGACAGGCTGGAGCGGTACGCCGCCGAGCGCACAGAGGGCGGCGAGAACCCCAAGGCAGACGCCTTCCATGAGTGGGAGGACGCAGACGGCCCGGCCACGGTGCCCCACAGCTGGGGGCAGGTGCCGATGGTACGCTTCGGCAATGACATCGAGGACGAGGCCGCGCCGGGCATCAGCATGCTGGAGGACGTGGTGCCCCTGCAGGACGTGCTGAACAAGGAGCTGGCCGACCTGCTGATAGCGTCCGAGTTCTTTGCCCTGCCCATGCGCGTGTTCACCGGGGTGCAGACAGAGGTGAACCCGGCCACAGGCAAGGACGCAGCCGCCGAGTTCAACCCGCGCCGTGACCGCAGCCTGTTCTTCGGGGGCGAGGGCACCAAGGCCATCCAGCTGCCGAGCGCCGACCTGAAGGCCGCCATCGAGCTGACGGACAGCATCGCCCTGAAGATAGCCCGCGTGAGCGGCGTGCCCATGCACTACCTCGTCCTCGGCCAAGGGGACTTCCCCAGCGGCGAGGCGCTGCGCACAGCAGAGGCCCGGCTGGTGTCCAAGGTGGACGACCTGCACGACGAGTGGGGGCCACAATGGCAGGCCATCATGGGCCTGCTCGGCGTGGACGCCACGCCGAAGTGGGGCGACCCGGCGCACATCACGGAGACTGAGGAGCTGGCACGGCTGGAGACCAAGAAGCGGCTCGGCCTGCCGTGGCAGACGGTGATGGAGGAGCTGGGCTACAACGAGGTGCAGGTGGCCGAGATGGAGGCCCAGAAGCAGGCCGCCATCGAGGAGGCACAGGCCGCATTCGCCAAGAGCTTCGACGCGGAGTAGAGGGCATGGCAGCTGACGGGCAGGACGGGCGCCGTCGCATAGTGGTGTCGGACGGGGCCGTGCAGATGGGTGCCCTGACGGTGCCGCCCGGCGTCTACACGTGCGAGTGCACAGCGATGGTGGCCGTGGGCTGCGGGCGAGTGCTGCAGCGGTGGACGCTGACCGAAATGGACGACGTGTGTTTCGTCACCGCAGAGGCGCTGGACGAGCGCCCCGGCTGTGGACTGGCACGAACCTTGCCCGCCGACGATTCATCCATCTAGCAGGGAGTTCGTGGTGGCGATACCCCGTACCAGCGAGTTCTCTCAGATTCGGAGAGCTACCAGCGAATATCATCCTGTGGGCGATTGTACGCCGATTTGCCGGGAGGTAGCACCGCGAGAGGACGAGCATGTGGGTGCCTTCCCTAGCTGGATTTCCGCAGGTAGACCGGGGTGTTTGGTGACCCGGCGCAGGCGCGTGGTGAGTGCCCGTCTGCAGCGCATGGCCCGCACAGTCCCCATACCTCAGAGGGTATAAGTGCCCGTAACGACGACACCCACGGTGAGCGAATCGGCAGCGGTATTCCGTCGCCAAGTGCTCTCGCGTGAGACGGCTGCGCGGGCCGCCATGCGACGGGCGTGGGCCGATGTGCGCGACGACCTAGCCGACGACATAGACGGCCTGCTGCGCGAGGTGGAGCGGCGTGGTGCGGCGTCTGCGAATCAGGTGTACCGACTCGACAGGCTGGTGACGTTCCGAGAGCACGCCCAGACCCGCGTGACGGCCTTCGCCCGACAGGCACACCGCGACACGGTGACGCTGGTGGACTGGGCAGCGGGCTACGGGGCCGACACCGCCAGCGCGCTGCTGGAGGGCACGGCGGCGTCCATCGGCTACCAGCTGACCCGCCCCAGCGAGGCCGCCATACGCGAGATGGTGGGCCGGGTGCGCTACGGTGGGGCCGCGTCACGCTTCACCACCATCCCGGCCACCGCCGTGGAGGCCGCCGAGCGGCACCTGATAAGCGGCATCGCCGGGGGCGTGAACCCACGGCGCATCGCAGCGGCCATGCGCCAGAGCATGGACGTGAGCGTGTACAACGCCCAGCGCATAGCACGCACCGAGACCATGACCGCCTACCGCAGCGCCGCGCTGGCCGGGTACCAAGCGAACCGGGGGCTGGTGCAGGCATGGCGGTGGGAGGCTTCGCTGGACGACAGGTGCTGCCCCATCTGCTGGGCCATGGACGGCAGCGAGTGGCCCGTGGACGTGCCGTTCGACACCCACGTGAACTGCCGCTGCAGCCCCGTGCCCGTGCTGGTGCCGTGGAGTGAGCTGGGCTACAACAGCCCGGAAGCAGCGGAGGTGGTGGCCCGTGAGAGCGGAGCAGCCCGGTTCGCACGACTGTCGCCAGAGGAGCAGGCCCGCATTCTGGGGCCGGGCCGGGCCGCCGCCTATTCCAACGGCGTGCCCCTGAGTGATATGGTGCAGACGACCAGCGACCCGTACTGGGGCGGGGGCAGGAGCCTCATCCCCATACGCCAGCTGTAGACAAGGGCGACAAGGGAGGACAGCAGCATGACTGACGAGGCCACAGGCGGGCAGGCACCGCAGGAAGGCCAAGGCGGGCAGGTACCGCCGCAGCAGGGTAGCGCGCAGGGCGCGCAGCACGCCGATGCCGGGGGCAACGGCGAGGGCACAGCAGACACGTTCCCGAGGCAATACGTGGAGGAGCTGCGCCGTGAGAGTGCGGGCTACCGCACCCGAGCGCAGCAGGCCGAAACGCAGCTGGAGCAGACGCAGAAGGCCAGCGGGCAGCAACTAACCGAGGCGATGAACCGTGCCACCGCAGCGGAGCAGAGGCTGAACGAACTGACCGTAGCGAACGCCCTAGTGGCAGAGGCTGCCCGTATGGGCTTCCATGACCCCGAGGACGCAGTACGGCTGGCCGACATTGCGCAGGTGGAGCTGAAGGAGGGCCGCGTGCAGGGCGTCGAGGACGTTCTGAAGGCGCTGGCCACCAAGAAGCCACACCTACTGAAAGGACGGGCCACAGGTGACGCTGGAGCCAGCGGCACCGGGGGCGCGACCAAGGGTATGAACGAGGCCATACGCGCTGCGGCTGGCCGCCGTTCCTGACAAGGGAGGACTAGACCCCCATGCCATACAACAACCTGATTGACCGTTCCGATGCCGGGAGCCTCATCCCGGAGGACGCCAGCCGAGAAATCATCAAGGCGTCCATCGACCAGTCGGCGGTGCTCACCACCTTCCGACGCGCCACCATGAGCCGCAAGCAGCAGCGCATCCCGGCGCTGTCTGCCTTCCCCACGGCGTACTTCGTTGACGGGGACACGGGCCTGAAGCAGACCACCGATGTGGCGTGGGCGAACAAGTACCTGAACGCCGAGGAGCTGGCGGCCATCGTGCCCATCCCCGAGGCCGTTCTGGACGATGCCGACTTCGACATCTGGGGCGAGGTTCGCCCGCTGCTGGCAGAGGCCATCGGGCGCGCCGTGGACGCCGCCGTGTTCTTCGGCACCAACGCCCCGGCCAGCTGGCCCACGGCCATCCTCACGTCTGCCATCGCGGCAGGCAACGCCGTGACCTACGGCACCAACCTCGCCGCCGCTGGTGGCGTGGCCGCCGACATCTCGGACACCATGAGCCTCGTTGAGGCCGATGGGTTCGACGTCAACGGGTTCATCGCCCGGCGCGAAATGCGCGGCCTGCTCCGCAAGGCGCGTTCCTCGGACGGGCAGAAGCTGCTCGACGTGGACACGAACATGATGGAGGGTAGCCCGGTCACCTACGCCATGCGTGGGCAATGGCCCGCCATCGCGGGTGCGGGTGCAGCCCGTCTGTTCGCTGGCGACTGGACGCAGTTCATGTGCGCCGTGCGCCAAGACCTCACGTGGAAGATTCTCGACCAAGCTGTCATTCAGGACGGCACCGGGGCCATCATCTACAACCTCGCCCAGCAGGACATGGTCGCCCTGCGCGTGGTGTTCCGCGTGGCGTGGCAGGTGGCCAACCCCATCACGCATGAGGCCGTGGCCGACGCCAACCGCTACCCGGCAGCCGTGCTCCGCACCGCGCCGTAGCCTACACACTAGCCGGGGGCGGGGCACACAGCCCCGTCCCCGCACGCATGAGGAGGCAGCACAATGGCAGAGAAGGACGTTGTCACCGCCACCAGCCCAGACGGCGCGAAGGTGCGCGTGACCCGGAAGGCATACGACACGCTCTACGCCCCGGCAGGCTGGACGGCTGCCGCACCCAAGGCCCGCAAGGACACCAAGGCCGCCGACGAGGCCGCCGACACCACCGAGGCCGACGAGGCATAGGCCATGGCACACATCGAGCTGACAGAGGCACAGGCACGTGCCCGGCTGCAGCGCATGCTGAGTGCCGACTGTGAACCCCTGCTGACCGATGTGGAGCTGGACGACCTGCTGGCCGTGGCCAAGCGCCCAGACCAGTACGGCGTCACGCCCACGCTGGACAGCTGGGTGCCCACGTGGGAGCTGAACGCTGCCGCAGCAGAGGGGTGGCGCACCAAGGCGGGCAAGGCCGCCAGCGCCACCAGCTTCTCGATGGACGGCGCCACCTACCAGCGCGGTGACCTGCTGGCCCATTGCGAGGCCATGGTGCGCCAGTACGAGGGGCGCATCGTCACGCGGGACGGCGGGCCTGTAGAGGCCGACTGGGACATTGTGGGCAACCTGTGAACCCGTACTGGAACGCTGACGAGGAAGCCCGCGCCGAAGCCTTCCGAGAGGGAGAGCGTAAGCGCAAGGCGTTCCGCAAGGCCGCGAACGCCCGGCTGGCTGCACCGAGCAGCAGCCGCGTGGCGCTAGAGCAGAAGTGGGAGGCGGTGCGGCTATGGCTTGCCGAACGGCGCGAGAAGTAGCTGCCAGCAGCCTGCCCGACACCTGCAGCCTGCAGCGCATCACCCGTACCGCAGACGGCCAAGGGGGCTTCACCGAAGGGTGGGCCGTCGAGGCCACTACCGTGTGCCACGCTGGACGCTACACCGACCAGCTGGAGCAGAACGTAGCCGAGCGCCTGCAGGGCCGGGCGGCCTACCGCCTGCGCCTGCCGTACAGCATCATCCCCCGGCTGGGTGACCGCATCGTGACCGACGAGCGCACCTTCGACGTGGTGGGCGTGGCCCGTGTACCCCACGGCGTGCACACCACCGTGGTGGCCGGGGAGGTGGCCTAGGTGGCCCAAGCCTACAGGCACAGCATCGTGGTGAAGAAGAACATACTGCCGGGGAAGGACGTGGCCACCCGGCGCAAGCTCTCAGACGTACTGGGCCGCACAGCCTATGCCATCGAGGCAGGGGCCAAGGGCAGGAACTGGGACTGGGGGCTGTGGGACACCGGGGCCATGCACGGCGGCTGGCAGACCGAGCAGCTGGCCGAGCTGTCGTGGCTGGTGTTCACGCCCGTGGAGTATGCCATCTACTGGGAGTTCGGCCATAACAACATCTTCACCCGGAGGCAGGAAGCGCCCCGGCCCATGATTCGGCCCGCAGCCACCGAGCAGTACGCCGTGATGATGGGCATACTGCAGCGCGAACTCCCGGAGGTGTTTAGGCTGTGAGTGAACTGATGGTGACCGACGATTGGCTGTACGACACGCTGACCGCCAGCCCGGCGCTGGCTGCCGCAGCGCCCGGTGGCGTGCACGCAGACACGGCCCCTCCGGGCACCGCTACCCCGTTCGTGGTGTTCTCGCTATCCGACGCGCAGGACGTGCGGGTGGTGGACGGCAGCCGGGTGCTGACCGATGCAACGTATCTCGTCAAGGGCGTGCATGAGGGCAGCACCTACGCGCCGCTGGAGGCCGTGGTGGACGCCATAGATGCCGTTCTGCACAACGCACAGGCCGTCACCGCCAAGGGCATCATCGTATGGGCTGTGCGTGAGCGCCCGATACGGTACTCTGAGGACGCGGGCGGCACCAGCTACCGACACCATGGCGCGCTGTACCGCGTGCAGGTGCGAGAGGAGTAGACGAACATGCCAGAGAAGTCATCGCTCGTCCAGCAGGTGCAGCTGGGCGTCGAAACCGTACAGGGCACCGGGGTGGCAGCGGGCACGCTGCTGCAGTCCATGAGCCTGACGCCGGGCGTGAAGGTGGAAGTGGACACCTTCCGACCCAACGGCTACAAGTTCCCCACGCTGGCCATCCCGAACAAGGAGTGGTCAGAGGTGAAGGTGGAAGGCAAGCCCGTGTACGACGAGCTGCAGTACATGCTCTCGTCGGTCATGGACGTGGCCACCATCACCACGCCGGGCGGCACAACGCCACGGCTGTGGACGTTCGAGCCAGCCAGCATCGGCGCCGACGCCCCCAAGACCTACACGCTGGAGTTCGGTGAGTCCGGGGCTGGCAACGCCAGCAAGCTGACGGGCGCCATCGTGACGGACTTCGGGCTGAAGTTCAGCCGGGACGAAATCACCATGGACGCCACCATGCTGGCCACACAGCTGGCCGTGGGGCAGACGCTGACGGCTACGCCTACCGCCAAGCCCCTGTTCCCCATCACGCCGGGCCAGCTCACCATGTACATGGACGTGTCAGGCGCCACGCTGGGCACCACCAAGCTGACCCGCGCCTTCAGCGCCGAGTTCACCATCGGCAGCCGCTACAGCCCCGTGTGGCCCATCGACGCAGCGAACCCCAGCTACGCCGCCACCATCGAGAGCGAACCCGAGGCCGAGTTCACCCTGATGCTGGCAGCCGACACCGTGGGCACCGGGCTGCTGACCCCCATGCGCGCAGGCGATACGCGGTTCATCCGTGTGGCTGCGCAGGGGCCAGTCATCGAGACGACCTACTACCGCAGCCTGAAGCTCGACCTCGCGGTGAAGGTCACGGACGTGTCCGAGTTCCAAGACGAGGACGGCATCTACGCGCTGGAGTACACCTTCGCCGTGGTGCACGATGCCACGTGGGGCCGCGCCATGAAGGTGGAGCTTCAGAACAGTCAGGCCACGCTGTAAGGAGGCGCCCGCATGGCGTTCAAGGACATACGCGGTGGCTTCCAGCGGCATGACGAGGCGCTGGCAGAGGCCGCCCGTGCAGAGGCAGAGGGTATGACAGCCGAGGTCTTTGAGGACAGGCTGTGGTGGGTGAACGTGGAACCGAAGGCCAAGACGGCCAAGAAGGCGACAGCAGCCCCGGAGGCTGCGAAGGAGGACTAGGGCATGGCAATCAAGCGAAGTGTGATGGCCGACACCACCGCCACCGTAGAGGTGGAGTGGTACGGCGAAACGGCACAGGTCACCGTGCGTCCGGGACGCCTGACCCGAGAGCTGTTTGCGATGATGGACGAGGAGCGCAGCTTCGACGCGCTGGCCGAGCAGGTGAAGCAGCTAGTCGTGAGCTGGGAAGTGGTGGACGACGAGGGCAAGGAACTGCCCGTGGACGACACCACCATTGCCACGCTGCCGTTCGGTTTCATCCGAGCCATCGTGTTCGCTGCGGTGCAGACGGTTGACCAGCAGGGGAAAGCCTAGGGCGCTACCTCGCCACGGACGGGCTGACCGGGGAAGTGCCCGGCTGGTACCCGCTAGTGCAGGCGGCCCGATACCTCGGGGTAGCGCCATGGGAACTGGAGAGTGCAGAGCATAGCCTGTGGTGGCAGATGGTAGGGGCCGCCAGCCAGCGTGCAGAGCACCATGCCGAACAGTCGAAGGCGAGGCGGGGCTAGGTGTCCATCACAGCTGCACACCTGATGGTGAAGGTGGACGGTGACAGCACAGGCGCCGAGCAGGCGCTGGGCCGCACCGACAAGGGCATAGGAAGCCTGACGGCAGCTGCCACCAAGGGCAGCGTGGTATTCGGGGCCGCCCTCGCGGGCGGCCTTGCCCTGTCCGCGAAGGCGGGCATGGAGTTTGAGAAGTCCATGGCGCAGGCATACGCCATCATGGACGTGACCACCGCCGAGATGGAGGTCATGGAGCAGGCGGCGCGGGACGTGGCCACCAGCACCACCTTCAGCGCGTCAGAGGCTGGGGACGCCTACTACTTCCTCGCCAGCGCGGGCTACAGCGCCGGGGAGGCCGTGAAGATGCTGCCGGGGCTGGCTGACTTCGCCATGGCCGGGCAGATTGACCTCGCCACAGCCACCGACTATCTGGCCGACAGCCAAGCGGCCCTCGGCCTAAAGACCGGGGACGCCGCCGAGAAGATGAAGCAGGCTACCCGCATCGCTGACGTGTTCACCGAAGCCAACATCGCGTCGAACGCCAGCGTGCAGGACTTCGCAGAGGCGCTGACGAACAAGGCTGGCGCCAGCCTGCGCACCGTGGGCAAGGACATAGAGGAAGGCACCGCCGTGCTGGCCGCCTACGCCGACCAAGGCGTGAAGGGTGCGGAGGCAGGCGAGAAGCTGTACATGATAACCCGTGACCTGCAGACCGCCGCCCTGAACAACGCCGACGCATTCAAGCAGGCGGGCGTGGCCGTGTACGACAGCAAGGGCGAAATGCGGAACTACGCTGACATCATCAGCGACCTAGAGCAGCGGCTCGGCCCCATGAGTGACGCCCAGAAGAAGGCCGAGCTGGCCGCGCTGGGCTTCACAGACCGCAGCACGGGCGCCCTGCTGTCCCTGCTGGGCACATCAGAGGCCATCCGGGGCTACGAGGAGCGCCTACGGTCAGCGTCGGGTGTCACCGAAAGCGTAGCCGACAAGCAGCTGCTGAACTTCAGCGACCAGCTGGCCATCCTGCGGAACAAGCTCTCGGACGTGGGCATCAGCGTGTACGAGAACCTGATACAGCCGCTGGGCGGGAAGGCCGTGGCAGCCATCAGCCCGCTGGTGACCAAGCTAGGGGAGTTCGTGGCGAACATTGACAAGGCCGACCCCGCCGTGCTGGCCGCCATAGGGGGCGCCATACTGGGCGCGCTGGTGCCAGCGTTCATCGCCATGGGCACGGCTGTGTGGGGCGCCGTGGCGCCGCTGCTGCCGTTCGTGGCTGCGGGTGCCCTGCTGGCTGTGGCCATCGGCGGCATCGTGGACGCGCTGGGCGGCGTGGCAGCCGTGAAGCAGATGTGGACGGACTTCGTAGCCGGGGTGACCGGGGACTACAGCAAGCTCTCAGGCTCGGACGCCAGCCTCGCCACACCGCTGGTGAAGTTCGGTGAGAAGGTGCGGGAAATCAAGGACGTGGTCATGGACTTCTTCACCCGGCTGTGGGAGAACCTGCAGCCGCTGCGCGACACGTTCGTTGAGAGCTTCGGCAAGATGCAGGATGCCTTCGGCCCGGTGATGGACAGGTTCAAGGCCATCTGGGCAGACATAGGCCCGCTGCTCACCATCGTGGGCGGCATCATCGGGGCCGTGCTGGTGCAGGCCATAGGCCAGCTGGTGGGCATCGTCAACGGCGTGATGAACGCCCTGATGCCCCTCATCCAAGCCCTGCAGGGGCTAATCTCCATCGTCGTCAACGTGTTCAAGCTAATCTTCGGCGTGGTGACCGGGGACGGGCAGATGATAAAGGAGGCCGTCGCGGGCATCGGGCAGGGCATCGTGGACGTGTTCGCGGGCCTGTGGGGTGCCATCGTGGGCTTCCTGACCGGGTTCGTGGACGGCGTGACCCAGTTCTTCCAAGGGCTGTTCCAGACGCTGGTGGGCGGCAGCATCGTGCCCGACATGATAAATGCCATCGTCGCGTGGTTCGCGGGCCTGCCGGGCAAGGTGCTGGCGTGGGTGAGCCAGCTGGTGACGCAGGTGGTGGCCGCCTTCGTGGCGTGGGCTACGAACATCGGCACCAAGGTGGCAGCGCTCATCACCGCCGTGGTGACGTTCTTCGCGGGCCTGCCAGCGAAGGTGCTCACGTGGGTGGCCAACCTAGCAGCGGGCACGCAGACCAAGTTCGGCAGCTGGGTGGCAAGCCTGCTCACCACCGTGGCCGGGTTCATCACCAAGGCGGTGGCGTTCTTTGCCGGGCTACCGGGCAAGGCAGCCGGGGCGCTCTCTGGCCTGCTCGGCGCCATCATGGCCAAGTTCAACGCCGTGTCCAGTAGCGTGTCGTCGTGGGTGTCCGGGCTGGCCAGTAGCGTACTGAGCTGGGCGGGCAGCATCGGGCGCAACATCGCCAACGGCATCAAGAACGGCGTATCGAACACGTGGAGCGCGCTGGTGGCCAAGGTGAAGGGGCTGGTGAACCTACTGCCCGCCGCCGTCAAGAAGCTGCTGGGCATCAGCAGCCCGTCCAAGGTGTTCGCGGGCTTCGGCCTGAACATCGGCGCCGGGCTGGTGCAGGGCGTCGAGGCCATGCGCAAGCCCGTGCAGCGCGCTGCAGACGCGCTGGCGCCCAGCATGAACGCCGTGGCACCTGTGGGTGCCATGCCGGGCTACGCGGGCGCAGGCGGCGCTGTGGGCGCCCGTGCGACCTATAACTTCGCCGGGGCCACGTTCGTCCTGAAGGTGCCCGATGGCAAGGTGTCCACATTCGCCAAGGAACTCTCTGCTGTGGTCGCGGCTGGGGAGCGGAAGGGTAGGCTAGGAGCATGAGCCTGACGGTGAGCGTGGGCGGCCTGCAGCTGGTGCCGCCCTACTACCTGCTAGACCGTGACCGCACCGTGTGGGGCCGGGCCAAGACCAGCCCCGGCTACGCCGACTGGTGCGCTGCGAACAATGACCCCCGCCAGTATCCTGCGCTGCGCCACGACCCCGTGGAGCACCAGCTGGGCATCGTGCTGCGCCCCGGCGCTACCAGCCTCGTCCAGCTGATGGAGGCGCTGGACGCCGCCGTGCAGCCCGGCAAGCTCATCGCCGTCGAGTACAACGGCACCGTCCGTACCACGCGCATCATCGCGGTGGACTGGGAGCACCCGGAGCTGGGCCTGACCCATGAAGTGGTGACGGCGAACGTACTGTGTCAGCCGTACTGGCACGCCGAGATGCAGACGCAGACGTACACCAGCACCGTGCTGCCCCACGTGCTGCGGGCGCCAGCCACCGGGGCTGTGGGCGGCAGCGCCCCCGCCCTGACGCGCTACCGGGCCGTGTACGGCTGGACTACCGACACGCTGGCCATGGGCCTGATGCCCGACGCTGTGGCAGGCTACTACGCCACCGCTGGGCTGGGCCTAGGTGGCCCGCTGCAGGACTACAACGGCACACCCGACACCGCCGCCCTGACGGGCGCGGCCACCGTCGAGACGCCCGGCACCGCAGCGTGGGAACCGATGGGTATACCGAAGGAGTACGAGAGCTACCAGCTGGGGCCGTGGGTGCTGCCCGTGGCCCGCATGAAGGGCACAGCGGGCGACCTGCGCCGGGCCGTGAGCCACGTGACGGGCGACAACATAGCCGACACCCAGAGCTACGAGAGCGACGAGGTGGCGCACCCGGCAGGCTCCGCGAACTACCGTGGCGTGGTGCTGCCGCCTGTGCCTGTGCCCGGTGCGCTGGTGCCGAGCGGTGGACGCAGCGGCTACAGCAGCGACGGCTACCCGACGCAAGAGTACCAAGGCGGCACGGCCAGTTACCTGAACATCGGCAGCAGCATGGCGTCCGACGGCTGGGTGGCCATGCAGACGTTCGAAGTCACCCGCCGCTGTAAGAGCGGCGCCTACGGGTTCCGCATCGGTAGCTCTAATCACGCCAGCGCACAGGTACTGGTGAAGCTCTGGGCGCTGGACAGCAACGGGCAGACAACGGGCCAGCCGCTGGCCACCAAGAGCGTGGCCATCGGCACCGTGGCCAGCCCCACATGGTTCTACGCATGGTGGAGCAACCCGCTGCCCGAGCTGGTGCCGGGGAACTACGGCTGCACCGTCGAGCAGACGCTGTGGGCCGCCACCACGCTGACCCTCGCCTACGACCCGGAAGCAGGCTACGCCACGGGCGTCCTAAAGACAGCCGGGTACACCGGGACAGACCCGCAAGGCATGGGCAGGGGCTTCCTCGCGGGCGTGCCTTCGGCAGCGTCTGCCACCCATACGGCACAGCCCACGGTAGACCAAGGCAACGCCATGGTCGCCATGTTCGCGCAGACGCTGGTGGCCAACGGTGACATGACCGTGGACAAGATAGAGCTGTACAACTATGGCTCGGGCACCGGGCAAGTCGAGGTGTATCTGGACAGCGTGACCAACGGCAAGCCCACCCACACCGACCCCGCCGATATGTACTTCTTCGGCAGGGGCGGGCGCACCGGGGCG